GAGTTGGGAACCTTGCACAACAGCATCAATGGTTTGTTAGAGCAAGCCGCAAAAGAAAAACGCCAACCCCTGACGCGTGATGAAAAAGAAAACATCATGCGCAAAGAAATGGCCAAGACCGTCACCATTGGTGGCATGTTGCCATTTGGTTGGTCAGACTCTTCAAAGCCAATTGCTCAACTCAGTGATGATGAACGCCGCAAGGTGGTCATTCCACCTGCTGAGCGTCAATTGATTTCGGCAAAGATGGCTGAGCGCTTCAAAGTCTCTCAAGACCCGCTGTTTGCGCCAACTGAAGACAACCTGCGCAATTGGTATTTGGTCGGGCTGCGCAAATAATGGCTGACTATGACCAATTGATGGACCGTGCACTTGCCCCCAAAGGCCCGGGCACAGCCTCCACCCTCAATGACACCTTTGGTTCCTCGATGGATATGTACATCCAGCGCAAGAACCAGTCGTTCCTTGGTCAAGTCAACCAAGCGGTTGATGTCAATCCAGACAAATTCAACGAGCAACGCAAAATTGCCAAGCAGCTTGACACCGTACCGGCAGCGGTTGAAGCCCTTCCAGAGGACACCAGTCGAGCGTCCAAAGTACAAACCCTTGCGACCAACACGACAAATGCACCCGTTTTGCGCCAGCAGTACACGGACGCTGACTTTGCCAAGCTTGCGCATGATGACTCGTTTTCACTGTCAAGCATGGAACGGGTGGTGTCTGATGTCACCAAATATTTCATGGGGGTGGGCGCAGGACAGGGACTCATCGGAACCATCAAGGCCTCACCATTTGTAGCCGCCGAGTCTTTCTCTGGTGTTAAGCGCGCAACCTATGACTTGGTGGAACCCTTTGCCCGAGCGCTAGTTGGGCCAGACAACATCTTTGGCAACCTCTCAAAGTACAACGCACAAAAAGCCCAAGAGTTCAGTGCAATGGCTAAATCCATTGCCCAGCCTGAGCAGGGGATAGTGATGGGGGGCTTGCAGTCTGGCGGCCAGTCCTTTTTGCAAAGCTCCAAGTATTTACCCTTGGCGTTGTATGGGGGGCCGATTGGGGGCGCTGTTGCGCTAGCCGGTATGTCATTGGAGACATTCGGTCAAAGCTACAACAAAGCAGCGGACAAAAACCTACCCCTTTATCAAACCTTGGCCTATGCAGCCAGTGATGCCACCATTGAATGGGCCACTGAAAAGGGACCTCTGGGCGCTTTGGTGCAAAACCTGAAAGCTGGTACGCCCGTTTTTATATCCATCCTCTCAAATGCCTGGAAAGAAAACAAAGGCGAGCAGGTCGCAACAGCACTCCAAGATTTAAACGAATGGGCCACCTTAAACCCCGAAAAACCGTTCAGTGACTATCTAGACGCACGACCAGCGGCTGCTGCTCAAACTGCAATCGCAGTCCTCTTTGGCGCAAGCGGGAACGTGGTGCTGGGTGACACGCTTGAGAAAATCGCCAACCACCAAGCCAAAAACGCAGACTTGGCCGTACGCAACGATATGTTTGCGCAGATGCAGCCCCTCATTGATGAAAGCAAGCTCAGGGCGCGCGATCCATCGGTCTTTAGCCAGTTTCTAGCCGCAACCACTGACGGCACGCCCACACAAGACCTCTTCATCAGTGCTCAGACTTTGCAGCAGTCAGGTGTTGCTGAGCAACTCGCAGCCGCAATCCCCAGTGTTGCAGCACAACTCCCCGATGCACTGGCAAGCAACGGGCTCGTGCGTATCCCGACTGCTGATTACGCGGCCTTAATAGCCGGGACCCCCATCTCTGACGCCATCATCGAGCACATCAAGACCGAGCCCAACGGGTACACCTTCGCTGAGTCCAAGCAGTATGAGACGAGTTTTAACCAAGAGATGCAAGCGCAGTTGGAGACAAAGCTCAACGAAGCTGCGCTCGACAACGGTTTCAAAGAAAGCCGGGATGCGGTTCGAGACATCTTTGCCCAACAACTGAACACAGCAGGGCGCTTTACCAATGAAGTCAACAACGCATATGCCGGGTTATTGGCAAACTTTTATGCCGTCACAGCGGCCAAGTTAGGCATGACGCCACAAGAGCTGGTCAATAAATACCAGCTCAACGTGGTCAACCAAACCCAAGCAAACGCACAGTTTGACCAAGCCGGGGACTTCTTTTACCAAGATGGCCGACTGATGGGCATCAATGTGCGCACCGATACCCAAGCAGGTATTCGCTACGCAGACGAGATCATCAGTGGGAAAAAGGTCTACGAAAGCCGCAACACCGATTCCCTGCGCCCCTATGTGGGCCAACGCATCGCCATCGTGCGCACGGGTGAGGGCTCAGCCAAAGCCATTGGAGAGGTCACATTAGGTGAACCGATTGTGGTGAATGAGGAGCAGTTCAACGCAATGCGTGAGCAGCACCTCGTGCCCGCTGGCAGCACTTTCGATGTGCCCCCAGGTGGGGTTAAGTATTTGTATCCCGTTCAAGAGCCAACGCGATATGAAACAGAACGTGATGTTGGACAAGGTATTGTTTCAAGGCAAGTGCTCAACCAACGCGGTGTCCAAGAAAAAGGACGAACTGTGCCGGATGCCGTGCAAGCTGTATCAAACGTTGAGTCATCGTTCGAGTTTGCGGCTTCTCAGTCATTCCCAACCAATCGTGATTTCAAACTTGCGCTGCAAGGCAGAGTCCTGGAAGCTGCCAAAGCAGCCAAAGTGAATTTGGCTGATTTCAGCATCGCAACGGAGGAGTATTTGGTGCGCATGGCTTATGCAGATGGGATAACCGCGCTGCGCACAAACCCAAACGCTGTGGGTTGGTACAACGAGAAAGTCACAAAAGCACTGCGCTTGGTCTCCCTCGTCCACCCTGAAATCTTGACTGACCGCAACGCTAAGTTTGCATTTGTTTGGGCGCTTGCCGTCACCAGTAATGGCCTAAAGGTTGATAAAAACTTCGATTTGGCTGAAAAAGCCTATGAGCAATGGAAAAACAGCTCACCCGACATCGCCAAAAGGACCATGCCAACGGACATTGGCATCGGCACGGCATCCATCTCCATCAACAAAAGCCTTGGTCTGTACAACACCCTCATAGCCCGGGACGGCTTTGAAGCGATTGAGACCTTCATGACTACGGTGCAGACCGTGGGTGAGGTGCAAAAGTTCACAGGCGAGAACGTGAGCGGCGAGAACAAAACCACCCAGGTCTATGGTGCCGCTGCACTGGGCCCCAAGATCGGCAATGGGTTCTTTATGAACCTTTATGGTCATTTTGAGCAATTGACGATGGACCGGTGGCTCATGCGGACTTGGGGGAGGTGGACCGGCACCCTGGTCGAAGTTAACCAAGCGCAGGTCAAATCTAAGCGCGTCCAACTCAAGTCACTCATCCAGTCGCTCAACCCAGCGGACAAAAAGGCGTTTGAAGCCATTATCAAACGCAAGCTCACCATTGGAGACATTGACGCTGTTGCCCAAGCCATTTGGAAAGCCAGCCAAAAGCCAGCCAATCGAATTGAAATGGCAAAAATCGGTATTGCCCAGGATGCCGACCAAGCCGCATTTGTTGAAATCTTGGGGGATCTTGTCAAAGGGCAAAGGCGTGTTTCGTATGGGGATGAGTTGCGCAAAGCCGGTAATGCCCTAGATAAGTACAGGGACGGACAAAACGAAGCCCCAAGTGGTCCACCCCAGCGCGGAAACATCCGAAAGGTGTTTTCTCAGGTCTTGTTAATGCTCCAAAAAGACCACCCGGCGCTTACAATGAGTGACTACCAAGCGCTTCTTTGGTACCCTGAGAAACGACTCTACGACACCGCAAAAACCTCTGATGAGGCGACAGAGAGTTACGAAGACAATGAGGCACCAGACTATGCAAACGCAGCAGCAAAACTCGTCCGATCCAAAGGCGTCTCAGACGAGCGAATCAGCTCAGCCCTCGCAGCCGTCGACGCAGAGCTTTCGGCCAATGTCGGAGCAAGAGGAGTTCAATCAGGAACTGGAAGACAAGGTAATAGCGGAAATGGTTCTGTCCTTGAGCAAGCAGCCCAAGTAAACAACGCCCCTCGCGGGCAAATCTTCTTTGGCAATGACATCACCCAGCAGCCTAGCGTGCTGGCGTTACTAGAAAAAGCCGATCTATCCACGTTCCTTCACGAGTCCGGACACTTCTTCCTTCAAGTCCAGGCTGACTTGGCAATGCGCATTCAGTCACGCATCAGCGCAGGTGACGTGGCAAGCAACGCTGAGCGCAGCATTGTTGAAGACATGGATCGGCTCTTCAATTGGTTTGGTATCAAAGCCGATACCGATGTCAGTGCCTTGGATCAGTGGGCGCAGATGTCGCTCGACGAGCAGCGCAAATATCACGAACAGTTCGCCCGCGGCTTTGAGGCGTACCTACTTGAGGGCAATGCACCAACCCTTGAGCTGCAAAGCCTGTTTCAAAAGTTCAGGTCCTGGTTACTCAACATCTATCGAGACTTGAAGGCACTTGATGTCCAGCTAACAAATGAGGTGCGAGGCGTCATGGACCGCATGGTTGCCACATCCCAAGAAATTGCAACTGCACAAGATGCCCGCAACATGGGTCCGCTATTTAACCCTCAAAACGGCAGTGGCCTGATTGAGGACTGGCGCGCATATCACGACCTTGCAAACGATGCGACCGCCACTGCGATTGACCAACTCCAAGCCAAGAGCATGCGCGATATGCAGTGGCTCAGTAATGCCAAGAGCCGAGTCCTTAAAAAGCTGCAGCAGCAACACGACGAACTTCGGTCTGAAATTCGCAGGGAAGTTAGCCAAGGTGTGATGAGCCAGCCCATCTATCAGGTCTGGCAGTTCCTGACCGCAAGAAGTGGTGAAGAGATGGTCTTAGGTCAGACGCCTATGGTCCCCGAGTCGTTGGCGTTCTTTAGAGGAAAGCTCGACGCACAAATACTCAAAGAAATGTACGCAAATGAGCCAAACATCAATTGGCAAGCATTGACCCGTTTGAGCATGACCAGTACCAAATCAGGCCTGCATCCGGAGGTGGTTGCGGAGTTGGCCGGTTTTAGTTCTGCCGATCAAATGGTCAAGGCACTGATCGATGTGCAGCCACCCTCTGAGGTCATCGAAGCAGAAACTGATCAGCGCATGCTTGAGGAAAATGGGGATGTGGCAGATCAAGATGCAATGGACCGTGCGGCTGATGCAGCAGTGCACAACGAGCTGCGCGCCAAGATGCTGCAAACAGAGGCCCGTGCTCTTGAGATGGCAATGCAAGTCAAAGTAGATGGCACGCGCACCAACGCCAAGGGCACGCGCTTGAGCTTCAATGTGCTGCCTAAAGTGGCGAGAGAATTTGCACAAAGCCTGATTTTGAAACTCAAGGTGCGTGACATTCGTCCCAACCAATACGCAGCAGCAGAGGTGCGCGCAGCCAAAGAGGCCGAACGCGCATTTTCCAAAGGCGACATCCAGGCCGCTGCTGAACAAAAGCGCAACCAGATCATCAACAGCTACGCGACCCGCGCGGCTTATGACGCCCAAGACGAGGTCAGACGCACTGTGGCGTACCTGCGCCGCTTTGACGCAAAAAGCAAAGGGCTTGATGCGGACTACTACGACCAGATCGCTCAGATGCTCGAGCGCTTTGATCTGCTTGCAACCACCAGCCTCAAAGAGATTGACAAGCGTACGAGCTTAGCCAATTGGCTCAAAGCACAAGAGGAGGCAGGCTACAAGCCCGATGTACCACCTGCTTTGGAGGCCGAGGCTTTTAGGAAGAGCTACAAAGACATGACGCTTGAGGAGTTGCGGGGTCTGCGCGACACCATCCAGCAAATTGAGCACTTGGGTCGATTAAAGCAAAGGCTCTTAACGGCACATGACCAGCGCGAGTTTGACCAAATTCGAGATGAGATGGCGTACTCGATCCAAAGTAATTCCAAAGGCAGAAAAGCTGACAACCGCACACCTAACACCGTTCTTGGCGAAAAACTTGTTTCTGTCAAAAGCTTCTTTGCCGCTCACATCAAGGCCGCAACTTGGGCCCGCATCATGGACGGCGGCAAAGACGGTGGCCCTGTCTGGGAATATTTGATCCGAACGGCCAATGATGCCGGTAACAGGGAAGTTGCCATGCGCGAGCGCGCAACCCGTGAGCTGTCAGCCTTGATCTCGCCGGTGCTGGGGCAGGGCAAGCTGGGCGGCAAAGGTACGTTCTTTCCGGCCATCAACCGATCCCTGAATAAAGAAGCCATCTTGGCTATCGCTTTAAACGTGGGCAACGAATCCAACGCCCAGCGCCTTTTGGGGGGTGAAGGGTGGACGATTGCTCAAATCAAACCCGTGCTCGATACGTTAAGCACTGAGGATTGGAACTTTGTGCAAGGGGTGTGGGATTACTTTGAGACCTATCGCCCAGATATTGGTGCCAAAGAGCGGCGCATTTACGGCAAAGAGCCAAAGTGGATTGATGCTCGATCATTACAAGTTGAAACGAAAGATGGTGACAAGATATTTCTGCGCGGCGGCTACTACCCGGTCAAGTTCGACCCGCGTGCGACCGAGCGTGCAGAGCAGCATGCTGAGGCTGAAGAAGCCAAACGCATGCTTCAAGGGGCCTACACCAGTGCGACCACACGGCGCAGCTTCACCAAGGAGCGCGTTCAGGAGGTCAACGGCAGACCGCTGTTGTACTCACTAGACGGAATCTATAACGGCATTAACGAGGTCATTCACGACCTGTCTTGGCATGAGTGGTTGATTGACGCCAACCGGATTTTGAAAAACCCAAAGGTTTCAGATGCAATGCGCAACGCCTATGGGGCTGAAGTGCATCAGCAATTTAAGTCCTGGGTCAAAGATGTTGCCGAAGGTGACCGCGGTGCTCAAAACGCAGGAGAAAAGTCCCTGGCCTGGATTCGCCAAGGCGTCTCAGTTGCCGGTCTGGGCATTAACGTCATGTCCGCGTTGTTGCAACCCTTTGGTATTACTCAGTCGATTGTGCGTATCGGCGGTGCTTATGTGGGCAAGGGCCTAGCTAAGTTTGTCTCAGACCCGATCGGTTTGAACGCTGCAATTTCTGAGATGAGCGAATTCATGCGCACCAGAAGCCTGACCCAGATGCGTGAGCTGGCAGAGCTTCGCAATCAGGTGAAGGGTCAGACTGAGACTCGGCGCAATGTGGACGCGGCTATGTACGCGCTCATGCTGCGCGCCCAGCAGTTGGTAGACCTGCCAACTTGGTGGGGAGCGTATGAGAAGGCCATTGCTGAAGGCAGCGACCAGGATCGATCAGTCACCTTGGCTGATCAAGCTGTGATTGATGCGCAGGGGAGTGGCACGACCAAAGACCTTTCAGCTATTGAGCGAGGTGGTCCAGCCATGAAGCTGTTCACGGTGTTCTATTCATTTATGAATACATCTCTAAACTTGGGCTTTGCGCAAACCATGACGCGTGACTCCAAGATGAAGCTGGCCGCGGACTATTTGCTGATCTACGTGGTCCCTGTGGTGCTGATCTCTCTCATGAAGTCAGCTTTTACCCCCGGGGATTCGGGCGACTGGGACGATCCCAAAAAGATCGCAGCCAAGCTCATCAAAGAAGAAGTCTCTTATCTGATGGGTATGTTCTTTGGGCTCAGAGAGGTTTCAAACATAGTTGATGCGTTCCAAGCTAAACCCAGTGGCGAGTACAAGGGTCCGGCTGGAACCCGGTTGATTGGGGACACATTGGTGCTGGCTAAACAAATTGGGCAAGGTGAGATGGATGACGGTCTGCGAAAAGCTGTTATCAACGTTTCTGGTGAGTTGCTGAGGCTTCCAAGCGCCCAGATCAACCGCACGATCACAGGTGTAGTGGCCCTAAAGGAGGGCAAAACCAAGAACCCCGCAGCTATCGTCTTTGGCTACGAGCAACCGCACTAAAATATGCTTTATGAGAGCTTTGTTTATTTTAATAATTACTCTGATTCAAATATCAGGTGGATCAATCGCCCAAGCTCGCAGTCCTTCAAGTAATCGTGTGCTTTCAGCCGAGGAGTTAGATAGGCTACAGCGATCTGCATTGGGAAATCCATGCCTTGATGGATACACCCCCAACGCACAGGCCGACTGTACGCGAGATGTAAGCAAACAGCCTCTTCCTAACCAGAGTCAGCAAGATCAAACTAAAAAACCAAACAACGAAAGAGTGTCGGAAGCCGCGCTCATTGCTAAAAATAAGAAGGAGATTATTAAGCGTTGTGGTCTGGAAGAGTCGGCAACAACCAAAATTATTGGCATGAAAGAAGATGACCGAAGAAATATTCTCCTCAATATAACGGAAGAGAGAAATGCACTCGCGATTTATTGGGTAATCACTTATCGCACCGACACCGGTAATGTGATTTTTGGCGAAAGACAATTTCAAAAAAGAGTTTGTGAAATCAACAAAAAAACCGGTGAAGCAGTTTTGAAAGATGAGTAATCATCATTGGAATCATTCCGATGTCTAAGGTACGCGTGATGAGGATGGTCTGTATCAAACTCCTATAAATTGGAGTTGTACATGACGATTAACAGTTCAACGCGAATCGCTGGTCCTTACACAGGAAACGGTAGTACCACAGCATTTCCATTCTCATTTAAAGTTTTTGCCACGGCTGATGTGACCGTAGTGCGCACCAACTTGACAGGTGTTGAGAGCACATTGACGTTGGGGACCGACTACACGGTTTCGTTAAACGCAAACCAAAATAGCAACCCTGGTGGCACAGTCACGATGCTGACCGCCCCTGCATCTGGGTTTTTGATTACGCTCACAAGTTCACTTGGTTACACCCAGACTTTGGACTTAACCAATCAAGGTGGCTTTTACCCATCAACCATCAACGATGCTCTGGATAGGACAACGATCCAAATTCAGCAATTGAATGAGCAGGTTGCCCGATCAGTAAAAGTTGATATCTCTAGCAGCACAACCCCAGCGGCCTACATAGCCGCAATAATTACTGGGGCTGCAAGTGCTACAACATCCGCAACTAATGCTGCAACCAGCGCAACAGCTGCGGCCTCTAGCGCCAGCTCAGCATCAAGCTCGGCAAGCACAGCAACCACTCAGGCCAGCAACGCATCAACAAGCGCGACTAATGCGGCAACATCTGCCAGCACGGCCACAACACAGGCTGCATTGGCCACAACAAATGGTGCCGCTCAAGTAACCCTTGCCACAACACAAGCAACAAATGCAAGCACCTCTGCAACTAATGCGGCTGCTTCAGCAACTACTGCGACCACCCAAGCCAGCAATGCCAGTGCATCAGCTACTAGTGCCAGCACATCTGCAACCAATGCGACCACCAGCGCAACAAGCGCAGCAAACGCAAAAACTGCAGCAGAGTCTGCACGCGATGCAACCTTGGCCTCATACGACAGCTTTGATGACCGTTATCTTGGATCTAAATCTACAGAACCGACTGTTGACAACGATGGGAATGCACTAATCACTGGAGCGTTATATTTCAACAGCGTTGACAGTGCAATGAAGGTCTGGACTGCTGGGAGCGTATGGGCCGCGGCTTATGTACCTGGAAGCAGCTACATGGATTTGGTATCAAGCCAAACAGCGGCAGGTACAAAAACATTTAGCTCAAACCCGATATTGTCTGGCGGCACAGCCAATGGTGTTCCCTATTTGAATGCCAGCAAGGTTCTGACAACGGGTAGTGTGCTGACATTTAATGGCACAACTCTTGGTGCAAATATTTCTGGAAGTGCTACCAGCTTATCAGCAACTTTGGTGGCTACTTCTGGTGGCACAGGCCAATCAAGCTATGCAGTTGGGGATTTGCTTTATGCGTCAACTACTACAGCATTGTCAAAACTTGCTGATGTTGCAACTGGTAATGTGCTGATTTCTGGCGGTGTATCAACTGCCCCCAGTTGGGGAAAGATTGCGCTTACTACCCATGTCAGCGGCAACCTTCCAGTTACTAATCTGAACAGTGGAACATCTGCTTCAGCCAGCACATTCTGGCGTGGGGATGGCACTTGGGCTGCCGCTGGCGCAGGAACAGTCACTTCTGTTACCGGTACTGGTACTGCAAGTGGTTTGACTTTAAGTGGAACTGTAACAACATCAGGTAGTTTGACTTTAAGCGGTACGGTTAGTGTTGCGGCTCTTTCAACTGCATCTGGGTCTGCGCCGTCGTACTCTGCAAGAGCGTGGGTAAATTTTAATGGCATAGGTACAGTGGCTATTCGCGGCAGTGGGAATGTGTCGAGCATTACTGACAATGGCACTGGTGACTACACGGTGAACTTCACGACGGCAATGCCTGATACAAATTATTGTGGAGTAGGTAGTGGTAGAAGACTCATTTCGTATAAGGCTTACGGAAATGTTTGCGTAAAGGTAAATTCCACATCTGCCGCAGATGTAACTTGTGGTGTTGAAGATACTTACTCAGGTGAAGTTATGCAAGACAACGAGTGGATGTTTGCTGCTTTTTTTAGATAGGAAAACCATGAACCAACGAATTATTTACCCAACAGATGATGGCGGTGTTGTAGTCATTGTTCCAGCCGCTGAGTGCGGTTTAACTATTGAGGAAATTGCCACCAAGGACGTTCCTGCTTGCAAGCCTTACAAAATCGTGGATGTTGCTGACATTCCATCAGACCGTACATTCCGCAACGCTTGGGAGTATTCAGCGTGATTACCGTCAATATTACCAAGGCAAAGAATATAGCCCACGACGCTAGACGCACGGCTCGATCTGCTGAATTTGCGCCATTGGACATTAAGGCAACCATCCCAAGCGAAGCCGTAGCTGCTGAAGCTGAGCGACAACTGGTGCGTGATAAGTACGCCACCATGCAAACAGCTATTAATGTTGCAACTACTGCAAATGAAATTAAAGCTGCAATGCCATGAGCGACAGTACTGAGACACGGCTTGCGGTGCATGAAGCTGTATGCACAGAGAGGATGAAATTTATTTCTGAATCTCTGAGCAAAGGATCAGAGCGCATGACCAAGATTGAGGTGCTCTTGTACCTACTCCTTGTGGCTGTGCTGTTTGGCCCGGGTGTGGCTGGCGAGTTTGTCAAAAAGATTCTGGGGACATGAAATTGACCCCATTACAGCTTTCGCACTCTGCAAAGGTGCCTATGAGGGCATAAAGGGCTGCGTTGCCGTTTATCAAGACCTGAAGAAAACGGGCCATGATCTCTCGCAGATCACAGGTGAAGTCGGTGGGACGCTGTCCAAATTCTTCAAAGGCCAAGCGGAACTTGAAACCAGTCACGAAAAAGCTGAGGCCCAACGGGAAGAAAACAAGCGCAAGGGGATCAAAGACGATCTAGCAGCCCAAGCTATCGACAACGTGATGTACCTCAGACAAGCCAAGCAGTTTTACACCGACTTAGAGCGAATGGTCCGCTGGGAGATGGGGATGCCCGACCTCTGGCATGACATTGTTGAAGAGTACCAACGGCTGCTGGATCAAAAAGCTGAAGCAAACGCGAGGGAATTGCACAAAAAACGGGTGGCTGAATGGCGGCGACGAAGATTAAAAAATCAGATATTGGACAGAACGCTGGAAACGGTGGTGGTAGCTTTCGTGTTCGCCTACCTGATATGCCTGATGTGGCTGATAAGTCTTCATCGTCGGGGTCGACTGGATACCTTTTTGTCCTGATCCTGTTTGCACTGGTGTTTGTGCTGATACTACCCCTTGTGGGGATGCTCTATGTCGACACGATGGTGGTCAAGCGAGAGGCAAAAGCTCAGATGGAAAAGACCGAAAAATTGCGCAAGCAAATTGAAGATGATCGCAAGCAAATTCAGAAGGGAGAGCCGGGCGGGTGATTACAATGCACAAGCGTATTTGAATCTTAGATCAACGGCAGTGCCTGGTGGGATATCAAGCCATGGTGCAAGTTCATTTATAGGTCTAACTAATAAGACGGTTCCTGAAGCCATTGCTCCAGAATGAGTAGAAAAAGAGAGTCTGCGATAACGTTCCAGGCTACAGTCGTATTCAATTCGTGAGCGCCTAGATAACTCGCCAGACTTGTCCCTGACTTTCAAATCTTCAATTTCCCACATAAGACGCTTGTTTCCATTTATTCGGACACTTTGTGGGTCGGAATAGTATCGGTCTCCATCTTCCGTTACGGTTGCTACTAGCTGCCACTCAGCCCAAGCAGAGCCGGTGAGCAGCATCAGGCAGCTAAGTATTAGCGATTTCATTTTTAAGGTGCGCATGATAATTACTATAACTTCTTGGCTTCGGTTGATATCCACTTGCAGTCCAACTTGCAGTCCAACTTGCAGTCCAACTTGCAGTCCAACTTGCAGGCGCGTCAGCAATGTATCATCATCAAATCAGTTAAGAAAAGAATGCAAATGGAATCGTTTTGGCTTACCTGTTTGATGCTGATCCGGTGGTGCCGTGGGATTGCCGGCATCCGCCGAAGGCTTCCCCGGTGGGCTTTGGCAAAGGAACTCAGTTTGCATATACCCAGGCTGGCGCTGGTGGCCCTGCTGGCCTTGGCTGTGCTGCCCTACGCCAACGCGCAGATGTCGACCGGCACGGCATTCTCTGTGGCCCCGCAGCTGCTGATAACAAACCACCATGTCATCCATGGGTGCAGGTCGGTGTCTGTGGTCACCCCTGAGGGGCGCAGGGCCGCCAGCATTGTTAGCTCCGAGGCTTCTATTGACTTAGCCCTCCTACGGGTCTTTGGGATGCGTGGTGCGGTTGCCAGCCTCAGGAATCCTCGTAAAGTTGCTCTTGGCGAAGCTGTTTCGGTGTTTGGATTTCCCTTGACAGGGACTCTGTCAAGTAGCGGCAATTTCACTGGCGGCTTGGTGAGTTCGCTCCAAGGGCTGCGCAATGCGGCTGGCGAGATTCAAATCACAGCACCCGTGCAGCCTGGCAACAGTGGTGGCCCGGTAATGGACGCCTCTGGCCTGATTGTGGGAGTCGTACAGTCCAAACTTGATGCGGTCAGGGCCGCCGCACTGACCGGTGACATGCCCCAAAACGTGAACTTTGCGGTCGCACTGGATGTGTTAGCTGACTTTTTGGAGATGAATCAAGTACCCTTTCGCAGCAGCCCCCGTGGCGTGAACCTAGACACCGCACAAATAGCGAGGATGGCTCAACAGTTTACTTATAGGGTTGAGTGCGAAGGGACAGCACCTTTGTCAGCTCCTCCTCAACAGGCCTCGCGAATTTTGCCGCCATGCCCCAGCGACACTTCTGTGCTCTGGACCAACTGTGTCGGGACCATTTCCGCCCCTAACGGCGATAGGTACGTGGGTGAGTTCAGGGATGACAAGAGACATGGCCAAGGGACCTACACCTTCACCAACGGCGAGAAGTACGTGGGTGAGTACAGGGATAACAAGAGATCTGGCCAAGGGACCACCACCTTTCCTAACGGCGAGAGCTACGTGGGTGAATTCAGGGACGGCAAATACCATGGCCAAGGGACCACCACCTTTCCTAACGGCGAGAGCTACGTGGGTGAATTCAGGGATGGCAAATTCCATGGCAAAGGGACCTACACCCAATCTAACGGCGAGAAGTACGTGGGTGAGTACAGGGATGACAAGAGATCTGAAGGGACCTACACCTTCACCAACGGCGATAGGTACGAGGGTGAGTTCAGGGATGGCAAATTCCATGGCAAAGGGACCTACACCCACTCTAACGGCGAGAAGTACGTGGGTGAGTACAGAGATAACAAGAGATCTGGCCAAGGAACCTTCACCTTTCCTAACGGCGAGAGCTACGTGGGTGAGTTTAGGGATGGCAAACTCCATGGCCAAGGAACCAACACCTTTCCAGACGGCGCGAAGTACGTGGGTGAGTACAGGGATGGCAATAGATCTGGCCAAGGGACGTTTTGGGGATCTTCAGGTAACGTCATTTACTCTGGTCGATGGGTGAGTAATAAACCTGCCCCTTGAAAGGCAAGCGTGGCCGAAAGTGGATAACTGTGAGACCAAATGACTGGGGCCTTAGAAACCGTTAAACCGAGACTGAAGAAACGTTATCGATATGGTTTCTTATAAAAAACGAATCGGTTTCGATTGGCTAACGCTTGGGTTACGCTAAAAATGGCGCCAAATGAAAACCACCCTACAACTGGACTTCTCTTTCACACAACAGAACATAGTTTCTTGAATTTTCAATATAAGTTTATCTTTCACACATGGACTTATATTGCCGGATTGATTGCTCCAGTTGCTGTCCTGAACCAAGCGCTCCACCAATAGCGTTGCCCATTTGACAACTACCGGATTCGATTGAGCATCGACTTTGCGCCATGTTGTAGTTAGGAGCGTATCTAGCATTGGCCATGCATTGTTGATACATGGATGCACATTGATTTGGCGCATTTACCTGCTCCATAATCTGTTGCCTCATAATTTGGCATTCGATTGTCTGCTGAGCATACAAAATTGTTGGTAATAAGGTCGCAAAAAACAAGATTATTTTATTCATGATGTGAGTGTTGATTAAAGTTTTTCACATTGGCCTACCTTCGGCAAATTGCAGGGCAGTTTTCCCCCGTACCGCCAACACCTGCGTAACAAGGCCCTCCCACACCGGCAAAGCAAACACCCCCGACTCCGTTGTAAGCCGGACCGCCCACGCCGTCATATGCTGGACCTCCCACACCTCGATATGCGGGGCCACCAACACCGTCATATTGAGGCCCGCCTACACCACGGAATCTAGGACCACCAACGCCGGCAAAGCAAGGGCCGCCAACTCCTGCGTACGCAGGACCACCAACGCCAGCGTAAGCCGGGCCGCCAACTCCTGCATAACAAACACCACCTACCCCTGCATATCCTTGACAGTTGCAAACATCGTTGGCCAAGGAAAAAACTGACCACAGGCTTAAAAAGCAAAAAAGCGAAAGAGTTTTGAAAAAACCACAACTGCTCATGTAAACCTTCTTCCTAAAAGAATCCCAATGTGCTGCCCAAATAGAAAGAAGTCAAGATAAAGATTGCCCCAGCACACCTAAAAGGCGAAGGATCACCCTCCGCCAAATGAATACTTTTTAATCTAACAACCCTCAAAATGCCTTTTCCCCATCGAAATTTGGCTCGTTAGTCAGCGCTCGCGCCTCTGGGTGGTTAGTTAAATGTCATCTTGAAAGTCTTTTAAAAATATTTGTCTTACCTTTTGCCATTCAAAGGTGAAAACTGCTTTTGGTAAGGTTGGTACGCATAACAACCCCTTTCTTATTTACATTGGGCCACTCTAATAGGGGCTTACATGGACTTGTTAAAGATGATTGCACCCACGATCGCCACTGCGCTTTGCGGTCCATTGGCCGGCCTTGCCGTGGATGCGGTTAGTAAAGCCATTGGCATTGACCCCAAGGACGTCAACAAGACCATTGCTGACGGCAAGCTAACCGCTGACCAGATCGCGGCCATCAAAGAAGCAGATATCGCAATGGCGGCAAGGGCCCAGGAGTTGGGCCTGGATTTTGAAAAGCTGGCAGTCGATGACCGCAAATCTGCGCGCCAGATGCAAGCCACCACCCAGTCATACATCCCAGGCTTGATGGCCGTATCTGTAACGGCTGGTTTCTTTGGCATCTTGATTGGCTTGATGACCGAGCACTTCAAGACCAGCGACGCATTGATGTTGATGCTCGGATCGCTGGGCACAGCCTGGACGGGGATCATCGCTTTTTATTTCGGTTCGTCGGCTGGTTCACAGGCTAAGGACCAGATGATTCACAACTCGACTCCAGCCAAATGAACTTGTCGCCTAACTTCACACTTGCTGAGTTATCGCACACGGACCACCGTGAACTGGAGAACGTACCCAATGAAGCAGAAATTCAAAATCTTTATCGACTGGCTCAGTTCCTTGAGCAAGTCCGTTATCTTCTGGCCCGGCCAATCATGGTCAACAGTGCGTTCCGCAGCAAGGCGGTTAACGATGCGGTTGGGTCGAAAGACACCAGCCAGCACCGATTAGGCTGTGCTGCTGACATCCGAGTGCCCGGTATGACGCCTGATGAGGTGGTCAGAGCAATCATGGGTTCGGGTTTGGAGTACGACCAATTGATTCGTGAGTTCGCCACACCTACGGGAGGAGGGTGGACACACGTCTCGATACCCAGCACACCGGTTGCTGTTGCAAGAGGTCAGGCGTTGGTGATTGATCGCTTGGGGACTAAGGTTTACTCATAAATTACAGACGGATAACTATCATTTTTGTATCGAACTGCTATAGTGGATAGATGAAAAACATATTTCTCATCCTTTGCCTTGTATTTCTTTCTGGTTGCTCTCTAACGCTAGAGCAAAAGCAGGCCTTGGCAGAAGGGCTGCGAGGCGCAGGGGACAATGTGTCTAGAGAGGCAAATTTGATGAGACAAAGAGCACACGAGCGAAGCCTACAGCCAGTACAAATTCCTGAGCGAGTGCAAACTAATTGCACAACGACCTATAGTCAAATGTTCAAAGAATATACAACGACCTGCCAATGATATTTGATATATGAATATTCACTTGAGATTCAATCAAGTAGCAATATCCATAGCAATTCACTAAACTATTGATTTATATGTAAGTATTCGGATTGCAAATCCGTGTAGGTCGGTTCGACTCCGGCCCGCGCCTCCAGTTAAATCGTTTAAATTCAATAGGTTATGAATTTAAGTCGATTTGTGAGTGCTTGCTCTAGTGCTCAATCACCCCTCAAATCACCCTGCTGCTACTGAAAATTCGTAGCCTTGCTACTATAATTCGGATCAAGTTGTCCGTGTAGCCAAGATAACTCGACTACTCAGATTGGTAGTCCGATGCTTGCTACTTTGCTACTTTTTGGAGGGTTCGGATGGCAGTAAATATCCAAGAGCGATCGGGCAATTACCAACTCAGAATCACACATAAATTGCTGCCAAAGCAGTTCTTTTTTACATTCAAAACAAGAGTTGAAGCGGCTAACTATGGTGACCAACTTTCGCTGTTACTAGCCAACGGTGTAATCCCGGACGAGATGCTCGCAAAAGCTGCCAAGCCATCCAACCCGGCGCTTTCGGTCATCCTCCTGGATTATTTAAAAAAGGCTGCGATCACAGACTCAGATGCAGAGCTTTTGAAGGTGATTTTTTCTGAAATTGTGGGTCTCAAATACTCAGACATAACCTTCGTATGGGTCGAGGATTACGTCAGGTCGCTCAAGAGCCCTGAGAAGAACTTGGCACCGGGGACGATCAGAAAGCGCATCGGTGCACTAGGCCGAGTGCTCGATTGGCACATCAACAATACGACCAAGAATGGTGAAACACCTCGGGCCAATCCATTCAGAATGATGACAAGGGGCTACAGCACATACTCAAAGCAAGATGCCAAAAAGTCAGTCATCAAGCGTGATGTAGTCAGGAATCGCCGTCTTAGCCCAGAGGAAAACCAGCGCATATTGGCTGTTCTTGCGGGTCATAAGCGTGAAAACCGTGAGCGGCCATACACCGATGACAAAGCGTTCAAATTACTTTATGAGTTGATTGTTGATACCGGCCTTCGACTTTTTGAAGCGTATCGGTTGAACGCCAATAGCTTTGACTTCAAGACAAACATCATCAATGTAGAAGGTTCAAAGGGGCATCGGGGCTTTATCAAACAGCGAGTGGTGCCAATCAAGCATGAGTTGAGAGAGCCGCTGAAGGCTTGGTGTGCGGGGAGGGTGGGGCTGATATTTCCCTACTGGAGCGGTGATTTAGAAAACAAGCGTGATGCGACCAACAAGCTCTCAAAACGCTTTACAGGTCTATTTGCCTATGCCAGCGTTGATGACTTCACAGAGCATGATTTACGGCATGAGGCAGCTTGCAGGTGGTTTGAATTGCGAAACGAGCGAGGCTGGGTTTTCAGCGAAATTGAAGTGTGCCGGATCATGGGTTGGACCGACACGCGAATGGCATTACGCTATGCGTCATTGCGCGGTGAAGATTTAAGCTCTAGGCTTGGGTAGCCTTTTTGAGTGGCTCAAAATTTATATTGGGCAACCGCGGGGGCAATCTTTCAATCCCAGGTTTGTACCTCGCAGTCGGCTGAGGTTTTGGTTTATTGGCGAGTGCTTTGTTGTGCAACGCTTCAAGTAAAGCAGATTTTGGAAATCTCCATGAGCGTCCGAACTTAACGCCGGGCAGTTCGCCCATCCTGGCCTTTTCTTGAACGGTCTTTGGCTCACAGTCCAAAAGGGCTGCGACTTCATCCTCGCTCATGACTGCTGCCAACTCCACCTCAGTCATACACATAAACCTGTCGGATTCGGGTTTGATTTAAATCTGGCGTGAAAGAGACAAACGGGGATTTCATTGTTCGCATCTCGGTCTGTTTAGTATTTGACAGATCAACACGCGCACCTCTTCACTCACAGCATGTCCTAAATCTTCCGGGTCGATCAAGCGCAGCAGCAAGCAGCGCAACTGGACGTTGTGCTTGGCTATGGCCTCGGCGGCTTGTTCTATTGGGGTTTGCATAGGTCATATTGGACCTAGTTGTTTGTGACGTGGATAGTTACCAGTGTCACAATGATAAAAACCCCACTACATTGCAACTGGACTCAAATGGCCGACTTTATTCGACTGGTTGATGTGTTGAAGAACGATGAAGAAATTACGATCGTTGTTGAATCAATATACAGAGGTGGAATCTTTCGCAAAGATGGACATAGCTCCAATTCGCAAATCGTTCCCCCATGGTTCTATCTTGAGGCTGGAAGAAAAGACTGGTCTTTTGGTATTTTTGAGGTTTTGGATTTATTGGCCCAATACCAAGATGATGTAGCCGATGGCTTTTTGGCAACCTTGGGCCACGAAGAATTTATAAAAATAAACTCGACCTTTTCTGATTTTGGTTGGCCCATTGACAAAGTGCCAAAATTTGAAGAGATACGGCAAGAGCTACTACCGACTCTGATCTCGCTCCACAGCTTATTGTTTGGTGCCCATAAACACTTGGGGATTGAGTACATGCAATTGGCTTGGCAAATCGAAACAAATGGTATTTATGTGTTGGACCAATCCGGAGCAACAACTACAAAACATTCAGCTGATAGCAAAGCAGCCAACTACGCACTTGTAGGTTTATCTGTGTATTACGATTATTCAACTAGAGATTGGCCAGACAGAGAAAGTGATCCTTATGGGCACAACCCAGAGGATGACCCAACGTATATCTACGGTTGGCCTAAGGACAACTTACCTGAATTCGAATCGCCCAATGACGAAGAAAGGCCGCAGTACCTTGATTGCCTTCACAAATTAAAGTATGAATTTAGAACCGCTTTTTTTAAACCTGATCTTTACACAGTTGGTCGACTATTCCTTTTAAACAAAGCTACACCTGCGATGGTGACCAATGCGATTGAAAAGGAGGGGATCTATGGATACGACAAAGTTGGACGGCTCGAATGGATAAATCCGTCTTTGTTCTCTGATTTCTTTGGCGCCGCCTTTGGCTTAAAGACAGCTATTGAAAGTTATGCAAAACCTTTGGTACTTACTGGGCGTTATGAACTGAACGCGTTAGAAGATGTGGTTTTTGCAAATTACGGATGGCCGAAAGAAATGCTGCCTGACTTCAAGGTAAGCAATAACAATTTATTCATCATCAATGATCCAAGCCAAATGCCCGAGCCTTCTCAAACACATGTAATCGAGTCTGAAAAACCAGAGAAACATACTAAAGCTGGAGCAATGACCAAGCATGAAAAGCAAAGCTATATGACATTGGTTGCTGGGTTGTTATGGTTCATCCAAGGTCGACTCGGAAACAAAAAACACCCTGAGTACACAAAAGAAGCCCCATTGATCAGGACGCTTCTGAAGGAAATGGAAAATGTGGCTGGCGCAGGCGAGCGCTTTTTGAAAGATACCTTCAGAGATGTAAAGGCGCTCGAGCCACAAAAATTCACACAGGAAGCAATGAACCGCCACACGGAAAGTGAAAAAGAAGATGGCTGATCAAACGATCGGTCACTTGCTGTTTAAATAAAACCGACAAGAGCGAAAAGCATGCGTAGTATTTTTCGTTTTTTTTTTGGTGCAATCGGTGCAATTGCACTGATTGCACCAAACACTTCGCCTTATTGCACCAAAAAACCGCCTAACCTCCGCCCCATACGACCCCACCTTATGGGCGTATGACCGCCAAAATAGTTTGACGGTCTCTACTAGGAGAGCGCAGTGGTGGAATTACGAATTGGCGGCTTGACCCCGCAGGAGCATTACAGGTTGCATGGCTGCTTGCCACCTGAGACCCAAGAAAAACTCTTGGACGTATTAGAGGACTGGACATTACTGCTCAATGCGGCCATCGATCTGGTATCAGATCTGCGTGATTGGGAATATGTGCTGAAAGATGAATTTGACACATCCTATGCCAGCGCATTTTTAAAAGTCGTGGAGGGTCAGCATGTCTACGCATGAAACCTTCAAACAGCGCGCAGAGTGCTTTTGCAAGCAGGGGTATGTCGAGCGCGAGTTCTATTCACCCGATAACCCGTATTCCAAATGTTGGACTGGTAAGCCTGCTATCACCTGTGCATTCTGCGAAATAGTCTGGTGCTTCAGCAATGATGATGTGCTGACCGTCAAAGAAGACTTGCAGCATGAGGGCACGGCCATAAAACGCCATCGCCTAAATTGGCAAATGGCATGAGCCGTCCCTAGCACGAATTCTGTTGCACTCAATACGCTATCTGTAGTGTTTTTCGATATTTCAATCGCAAATTGAAAAAGTGAAAAGCACTACGTCAAATAACGAAAAACGCTACCCATAGCGTATTGAGAATCAAAAGAATTCAACACAAAATTCAAAGGATGGCTGCAGCCGAAAAAGCTCGACAACTACACCCGATCGTTTTAACCGATCGGGTGGTTGGTGCCGACCGTGTTGGTCAGCTTGAGTGGGCTTTGACTGACACCATCCATCGGTACTTTTTGCCGGTAGGTCTTCAAAATTGCAAAAGACCCGTTTATATTCTTTACAACAAGATTGAGCATCTCGACTCATTGGTGTCTGTGGGCGTGGCTCTTTCTGCAATGGCTAACGTGCAGCCGTCGGATTTTGACCTTTTGTGCACAGCTCACATCAATTCCCAAGCCATCATTGCGCGCGCTTTGAACTTTACCGCCCAGGTCAACCTAGTAAAAGCAAAAGAAGCACAAGCAATTTGTCCCTTGCTTTGTGACAAACTGATGCTGTTGTTGGAGGGGGCTTCAAAACCATTGCCCGCATTCAGCAAGCGTTGGGAGATTGCATTGCCACTCTATGCAAGCATGACACTTGAGGACTTGAGGAAAGATGCTCAACTGATCCACCGTTCCCTGTTTGGATGCGACGATCGTATGCCAGCAACAATTCGCAAGGATGAACAAAGAGCGCGCGATTTCATGAAGGGGCTGGAGTCCAAAAGCCAAAATGAATGCTCAGATGCTCCAAAATCGGCGGTTATTCGAGAACTGAGTGAAAAGTTTCTGCATGCACTGATCCCAATGTTGACCCAACAGCAATACACCCCAGTGCAAATTAACTTCTCTGCGCTGATACCTGTGACACGGCGTGGTGGTGCTGTCACACGCAATGCAGAAAAATATGCACATGGAAAAAACACTAGACCCTTTAATTCAGCACCCCTCGCTGCGCTATCTACGGGATTCTTTAATGGTGCGAGACCCTGACGCTTTGGTGGCCGGTGAGGGATTTGTGACTCGAATTTTGCTGTTGGCGACCATGAATATGCGGTTGCCTGCAGACCGATTGGTGACAACGTCAGATGCTGCCCGGTTAATCGGCGTCGATGAGCAGACGCTTGATCGACTTTGCTACGACGCACAAATACGGCCCAAGTACACGCTATCAAAGAACACATACTGGCTGGCTCGTGATATTTACCGGTTGATTGATGAGTAGTCACGCTCGGCTGGGCCCATCAAGCGCCCACCGCTGGATGAGTTGCCCAGCGTCTATTCGGCTTTGTGCCGACTTGCCCGAACAAACCACAGGAAGCGCAGCCGCTGCTGGGACGGTCATGCACACGGCATTCGAGCGAAGTCTGCTTGGGCAGGGGACCTTGACCTCAGATGAAATTGAAGCTCTAGCCGAGCTGGATGTGGGTGAGTCAAAGGCCACCAAAATTGTTGACCAAGCGGTGACGGCAGCACGCAAATTGTTGCTGCGATATGACATCTCGGAGTTTTTAACTGAGCAGCGGGTTGATCCAGGCGAGTTGATGGAGCGGGACGACTTCTGGGGAACAGCGGACCTGATCGGTGCCAATGAAGCTACCAACACTTTGTTGATTGCGGATTTAAAGACTGGCAGGGGGCGTGTTGACCCACAGTACAACGAACAGATGCTCTCCTATGGTGTCGGTAGTTTGTCGTTGATTGACTTTGAACCGCAGCGAGTGGTGCTTGCCATCATCCAGCCCCCGTTGCTTGGGGATAGTGCTGCGATTTGGGAGGCTGATGCAGTAACACTGCGCGAGTTCATGGTCTTTGCAGCCACAAAAGCTGCGCTAACAGACGATCCAAACGAGCAGCCAACCCCCTCAGGCCCAGCGTGTCAGTGGTGCCCAGCTAAACAAATTTGCCCTGCCCATAAAAGTAATTGAGTTGTGACATGGGTTGAGTGACCTGTCACAAACATGTGGATTCAATCGGTTTTGGCTTGCAATTTCTGCATGACCAATCTCCAACTTGAAAGACACTTTTTATGGCCAACTTTAAATCCACCGTTACCAAACCCAATGCTGTGGCCCCCACAGCGACAGCGTCCAAGTCTCCTGGCGCTGAAATACAAGGGGTGATCTGCTATCCCAATTTGGTAGATAAAGACCCACAGAGCGACAAATATGCCGCCTTGCTCTTGGTCACCGATGAAGAGAGCAAACAAGCCTTGAGCGAGATGGTCGCTGACGCTTCTGAGCAGACATTTCGTACAGCCGAGCTGCCAGCGGGTTCACACAATCCGTTGCGGGACGCAAACGAAAAGAATGCTGCTGGCGAATATGCGTTCAAGCACCCGATCTTTCGACAGGGTGGCATGGTCGTGAGGGCAAAGACTGGCTTTCAACCTGAGTGTGTTTGGGGTCCAAACCGAACCACCATTGAGCCCACTGAGATCAATGGGGGCGATGACGTCGTAGTTGAGTTGTCTGCATACGGTTACAACAACCAATCAAAGGGTTGCGGTATCAGTCTTGGCCGTGTGTGGCTCATCGGCAAAGGCGCACAAAAGGTCGAACGTGGCACTGGCAGCGGGGCGAACATAAAACGCATTGACCGCTCACGACTGCGGTTCACCTCGGAGGCAACCACTGAGGCGGCTTGATGATCTCTCCTGTTGGGGCGGCCATAAAAAGGTCGCCCCTTTTTTATCCCTGAAGGACATCCCATGCTGACCTTTACCCAGCTGCGCAAATGGCAGCGAAAAACAATTGAGATTTTGGCGACCAAGCCATATTTGCTTGTCGGTGCTCAACCCGGCTCTGGCAAGACGGCCACTGTGCTGTCGGCGTTGGCCCAAAAGAAAACCCGGACGTTATTGATCGCACCTTGCATCATCTTGGACCAAGTGTGGTCCCAAGAAGCGCTTGCTTGGGAGCACACACGACATCTCACTTTTGACATGGCACACCGCTTAAGCGGCAATGGCCGTTCGGGGCTATGGTTTGAAGGTACGGGCGACATCACAACCTGCACCCCTGACACGCTGGCTAAATTTCTTGATGCGATACATGAACGAAAGATCATCCCTGTCGAGCAAATCGTTGTTGACGAAAGCCAATTTTTCAAAAACGCCACAGCCGTTCGCACTGCTGCCTTGCACGTCTTGTCTGAGCATGTGCCAACTTGGCTTTTAAGTGGCACGCCCACACCCAATGGGACCATCGACTGTTGGTCGCCTGGACGCATCTTGTCAAAACAAGGGGGGTTTTGGCAATGAAAGAGTTCTACACGTGGCGTAAAAAGCACTTCAACCGTGTGTCTGAGTACTCATGGCGGGTCAAAAGCAAGGAGGTCGAGGCTGAAATTCGGGCCGAATTCTCCCAATACGCTTTGGCAATCAAGCTTGAGGATGCGGTTTCTGGTATTCCCGAGCCGCTTTACAGCGTCTACCCATTTGGATGGGATAAGGATCACTACGAGAGAATCGATTCATTCATTCAGACCAACCGTGTCGCGCTACCCAAAGGCAAATCACGGGTCGCGACAAACGAGGGGTCGTATTTGGCGATATTGCGACAGCTCACCTCCGGGTTGGCCTATGACAGCGAGTCGCTTGCTTACGAACTATCCACATCGAGGGCTGATGCGCTTGAAAGTGTGATTGATGATGTGCAAGGGCCAGTATTGGTCTCTGTTTTCTACAAAGCGGAGGTGGTTGCACTGCGTCGCAGGTTTGGCGCAAGGGCACGAGCGTTTGTTGGTGATACGCCCATTAGTGAGCGCAGCCGTCTTATTCATGCGTGGAACGCTGATGAGATTCCGATTTTGCTGGCTGCCCCTGCTGCGATGGGTCATGGAATCAATTTACAGCATGGTTCAGCGCGCACCATTGTTTGGCATTCCCACTCCTTTGATTGGGCTCAGCGTTCACAGTTCAATGCACGGTTGGTGCGCTCAGGGCAAACCAAAACGGTATCCATCGTTGACTTGGTGGGAGACATAGGGATCGACAGGGCAGTACTCACGGCTTTGGCAAACAAACAAGCCGGGGAATCAGCAATCATGGAGGTGCTTGATATTCGCCATCGGTTCACGCCAAGGGAGGTGGCTTATGGCTGAGCGCAAGGTTTATGACTTTGAAGTGGCGTGTCAAAGGGCCGTGCTCGGCATACAGGAGCACGGTCAGCCCCCAGAGCATTTGGTAATTGATGCGCCTATTGATGCCGACACAGCTATCGAAATACACAATCGACTGGGGGACGGGTGTGAAGTCGCGGGGTACAACAACTTTGGTTTTGATACCTATTTGCTCAATGCCCTTTTGAATGGTGCTGGGCCACAGTATTTGCACGAGGTCGCCCAGGAAATCATTGGGTTCAGAGGGCCAGCTTGGAAAGTAGCGCAGGCGCACGGGTTGGGGAAAAGCGGGTTCAATGAACTTGACCTGATGCACTACACACCGAGGGGGCGGTTGAAAGAGTACGAGGGTCGGCTGGGGATGGAGATCAAGGATTTGCCATTTGATCCATCGGCCCCCATTACCGACGAGATGCTTCCCGCAGTCATCAAATACCTGGAGCATGACCTATATGCCACTGAGAAGCTGCGTCAAGCGGTAGACGGGGATATTCTGGCCCGCGTTCTTTTGGAAGAGATGTTTGGGGTCGCTGAGCTAACTAAAAAGACAGCGGCAAACGTCGCAGCAGCCATCATCGTTGCCGAATACAGCCGAGAAATGCCAGGGGTCGATTTGCGCGATATGAAGGCGGCATCGAGCCGTATGCGCAATTGCTCCTTTGATTTCTACGTTCCAGACTGGGTGCGCAAGGGTATTGCTGGGACGATTGCGCAAGGGATCGCCGATGCTATTGACGGGACTGAATTCAAAATTGTCGATGGGGTCAGACAGCCACCTTCGCGCGAATGGCCTGAACTGATCACTTTGTCGGATGATGATTGTCTCGAGGCGAATTTTGGGTTGGGTGGCATCCACACCAAAGACGAGGCTTGTAACTATGCGGCGATTAGTTTTGACGTTGCAAGCCTGTACCCACACATCATCATGCATGAGGACTGTGCTCCAACTCATTTGGATGCCAGCATCTTCCATGAAATATACGGTCGTCTGATCAAGCGTCGGCTGGAGGCCAAAAGAGCCTCTGACAAGCCAACATCAAACGCACTGAAGCTGGTTTTGAACAGTTGCTTTGGGGCATACAACTTCCCCTTTTCGCCGTTGTACAGCCTAGACGCCTTCTTATCCATCACGGTTTCGGGTCAGCTTTGTTTGCTGGCCTTGGCTGACCGAATGAAACAAACACAAAAACAAGAGGTAATTGAGCATGTTTGATACAAAACTGACGGACCGAACACGGGTTGTGTCTTTGAATACTGACAGTATTTCCATTCAAGTGCAGCGTGGAGATGAGGAGCGTGTCGCCCGTGTCATTGGCGAGTGGGAGGAGACATTCAATTTTGAAATGGAACGCTTGGATGTGTTGGAGCACAGGGCGCTCAACATCAACAGCTACATCGAAGTAGTCCAAGAGGGTGGCGGTTCGCCTGTTATCAAAAGCAAGGGCCTGCTATCACACGACCCAGGTATCAATTCAAACCATAACCAGCTAATCGTCTCTCAGGCCATTGGGCAGTGGATGCTGGATGGGACACCTGTGGAGCAATTCATTTTGGAAGCGGCGAAGCAGCAAGACATTTTGAAGTTCACAGAAATGCGAACTGCACCTTCAAGCAATATTCGGTACGGCAATGAGCCCATTGGCAGGATTATTCGCGTTTACCGGTCAACCCGGCAAGACCTGCCCAAACTTACCAAGGACGCGACTGGTGCGGCCTCAGAGCAACAATTTGAACCTGGGTTTGCATACTTGCCTGGGGTTGCTTGGCCCGAAGATGATGATTTGGATGTGCAGTGGTACATCTTGCAAGCCAAATTGATTTTGGCCCAGACTTCCACACCGTATAGCCCACAGCACAACAAGCTTGCAAAACAGCTTTCAAATTTAGGTTTGCAGGTGGCAGGTGTGGGTGGAGCGGCCACTGTTCTCACTGATGGGGCTATCAACGAAGAGGCAATTGCCAGGGGTACTGCAAAAAATCCACGTAACTATTCGGGTGACCGAGGGCTGGCTGTCAATATTGGCAAAAGCACTGGGCTGATTTGTATCGACCCGGGGCATCTCTCGCACGACTCCTTGGTGTTGAGCTTTGGTTTTTCTGATCAGAATGTAGTTGGCGAAATACACAACAAATCGAATATCGACAAAGCCAAGCAACGAGAGTTAAAAAAAGCAGGGGTAGAGGTCAACGAAAAGGGCTATGTAAAGGTCTACGACCAGCGTGACGGCCTTGTGCCGCTGCATATGGGTTCGGCTGTAGAAGCGGTTCAAGAGAGGTCCTTGTCCTTGGGGGGTTCTGAAGCTGAACTTGCTTCAAACGATGATTTCTTGCAGGTCATGTTCGGACCATCAATTGACAGTTGTTTTGTCTGCTCAAACACAACACCGCCAGATTCTGAGGATGAGTTTGCCAAGGCTGGTATGTGGATTGGTGGGCCCTTGCAGTACTCGCGGGACTTGTACAAAGACCCGCAACGCCAAAACTACATCTGTGTGAGCACCTTCAAAACGGACTCGGAAGGGGTTTATTACCGGCAAGGCGAATTTTTTGATGCGTTGCACTTTATTGTTTTGGATGATATTGGATCGAAAGTTGGCGTTGACCCAAGAACCTTGGGGTTTGGTGAGCCGACCTTCATCAATGAGACATCACCAGGGAACTTCCAGTGGTATTACAAGCTAAAAGAGCCAGTTCGTGACCTGTCGGTAGCCAGTTTTCTGACAAAGCAAGTTTTGGCGACGCCGGTTCAGGGCTTTTTGATGACCGATCAGGGGGCAAAGGGGATCACAAGGCTTTGCAAGTTGCCATTTGGGCGAAATCTCAAGTTGTCGCTTGGCAAGGTTTGGCAAAACCGACCTACATCTTGGACGCCTAAAACCGAATACACCGCGCAAGAGATTGCGGGTTGGTTTGGGTTGTCATTGGATTCTGTTCCGCACATCAGTGCGGGGCCTGCGGCTACGGCTGAAGCTGCCGGTGACCACCCTCTGATACTTGCCTTGCATGCTGCAGGGCTTTTATTGTCAGCCCAGCAAAAGGGCTCGGGGTGGTGGGACATGCTTTGCCACAACCGGGGTTCACACAGTACAGGTGCTGGTGTTGATTCAGGGACAGCCGTCAAGATTAGGCAAGACGGCTCTTGGACATTCAGGTGTCAGCATGGTCATTGTGCAGATTTAAAACCCCGAGACTTGTACAGGCATCTGTCTGAGCAGGGGTTTGTGCCAACACCCCCGCAGCACAAAATCTACATCAAGCGAATTGATCCTGCCGAAATATTTGATTTGGCCTCTTTTGCTGAAGATGACTTTTCATTTTTGGACCCGGACGATGGTGGGGCCGGTGAGGAGGTGGATTATCCCGATCCTGAAATCGGTGGAGGCGGTGCTGGCATTCCTATCTCAGCCGGTGGGTTGGGATCGGGAGGGGGGAAACCATGCATTTATATTGACCCGGGCCATTTGCCAAGGATGGTTCATGAATGTGCGGAAATTCTTAACGATGTCGTTTACAAGCGTGGCATTTACTTGGTGCGCATCGGTCAAGGTTGTGAGTTGGTGGATGGGCTATCAAGAATCGGAACACAACCCATAGTGATGCCGGTGACAAGAGCTTGGCTGGTTAGAGAGCTGACACAACGGGCTACTTTTATGCGGTGGAATGTAAAAGCCAACGACTACAAGGTCTGTGACTGCCCTCAAAACATTGCAATGACGCTTGAGACGGGAACAGATGACTACACGTTTAGGCCGCTCACAGCCTTAGCTAACGCACCATTCCTACGCGTAGACGGCTCTATTTGCGATAGCCCCGGATACGACGCAGACACGGGCATTTATTACGCCCCGAGCCTTGTTTTCCCATCGATCAGTGCGAACCCCTCTTGGCAAGAAGCCAGGGACGCACTGGATTTGATAAGTGAATTGGTTAAACAGTTCCCGTTTGCCAACGAGGTCTCGAGGTCTGTGTTCTTGTCTGATGTATTGACTTCGATTGCTAGACCCACATTACCCAAGTCACCGGTTATTTTGTACAACGCCACGATGGCTGGTTCAGGCAAGACGCTGATGGCTTCTGTCGCTAATTTAATTGCTTACGGGCATGCAACGACGCACCCTTGGCCTGGGGTGAATGAAGAGGAGTTGAAAAAGGTTTTCACATCTGTGTTGCTGGCTGGTGACCCGGTGGTTGTCTTCGATAACTTGCCAAATGGGGCAATGATTAAGAGCGCAGCGTTGTCACAGTTTGCAACTTCAGATGATTACGCCGATCGAAAGTTGGGGGTTTCTGAGCGGGTTAAGTTTCGCAACAGGACTCGTGTTGTTTTGACTGGTAACAACATAACGCTTGCAAGCGACAACGCACGACGAACACTGGTTTGTGATTTGCAGCTTGAGGTTGAATCCATCAAAGACCGGGTCGTTGATTTTGAACACCCCAGTTTGGCGTCCCACATCAAACAAAACCGACCCCTATACATATCTGCGGCTTTAACAGTCTTGAAAGCGTATGCCATGCATAGCGCCCCATTGATGCTGTCACCTCTTGATAGCTTTGAGGATTGGTCTTGGAGGGTCAGAGAAGCATTGGTGTGGCTGGGGGAAGAAGACCCTGTTGCGGCCATCCAATATGAGAACGATGGGTCGGGGGAAATTGCAATGGTTTTTGCAACGATTCAGGACTTGGCAAATATCAAGCAAGCCCACAGCAAAGAAAAAGATTTCAAGTCCAGTGATTTAGCCAACTGGGTCGCTTCAAACATGGCGCTGCGCGATGCCTTGGAGCAGGCTGGTTGTACCGATATCACCAGTTCAGGGAAGTTGGGATTTTGGCTGAGGGCACATAAAAACCGAATTGCTGGTGGTTTGAAGTTGATTTCCAAACAAATGCATGGCGGTCGAGAACCGGCGCGCTGGAGCTTGATTTCATCAATCAACGGAAAAAACAAGGATTTTTAGCAAATAGGGGGGGGGTGATGGGGGTGATAGGGGGTGATCTTTTAACCGTACACGTGCAATTTCGCAATTTCTAAATATATAAGGGACGGCTGGAACATCACCCCCTATCACCCCCATCACCCCCCCCCTACATAAAAGGAGTCGGCTTATGGGAAAAATGCAAAGAACTAAAGGTCAGGTCGGTGAGAGAGAGGCCGCGGCCTTGATTAGCCAACACACGGGTTGGCAGGTCCGAAGGCGTGTGAGAAACGCTCATGGGGATTCCGACTTGGTTGGAGTACCAGGATGGTCCTTGGAGATTAAGCGTTACGCCCGTGGCACTAGATCGGACGTACAGGGTTGGTGGAGGCAGTGTCTAGAGCAAAGCGGATCAAAGAGGCCAGTTTTGTTTTACCGCTTTGATCGTTGTGAATGGCGTGCAGTGTGGCTACTTAGCGATCAGTGGAGGGAATTTGATTGGACTGTGGATGGCAGCGTCCCTTTGTGGGCTTCTGTTGCCAGAGATGGGGTGCTGGGTACGGCAGTGGATGAGCTTATAGATTTTGAAAATTGATCGCGGCTGTACGCATCACAAGCGCATCACCGCATAAAGTTTGGCTTAACTGGTGCTACTTGTTTTTACATCAGCTCTTTGCAAATCCGAGCAGCACATCGCCATCGCTGTCCCAGTGGCGCACACAAATAACGGCAGCAGCACGCAATGTGATGAGACGAGCCGCACAGTGTTCCTCTTCTAGCTGGCTAAGCGGCGGCAGGTGCGTATTTTTTAAAGGGTTCATGATGATTAAACGAGTCCCGGTCAACGAGTATGGCAAGCGCATTGGCGAGGGTCACCCTCGTGCTCGGTTGACTGATGAGCAGATCGATCGCATTCGTGACTTGCATGAGGACCACAACCTCACCTATCTACAACTGTCAGAGATGTACTCTGTGCCCAGGACAACCATTGCTTCAATTTGTCAATACGCCAGACGGGCACAGACCCCGTTTGGGTGGAAGAGGTTAGAGGTTGAGTGTGTTTAGTTTTTAGGTATTAATTTGTTGAAAATAAGAGTCATGCCGTTTGATACGTCATCATCAATCTTCTCTTGAAAATCCCACTCATTTGCAAACTCATTTGCATAGTAGTCTTCAAGAAAACAAGATATTTCTTGAGTATCTGCATACACCATAATTTTCTTGATCTCTTCACCCGATGGCATCAGAACAATCATTCCTACAAATGGAGGAATTGGTAAATTCATATCCCTTGTGGTTGATGCAATGTTCTTAGAGTCATCATATGATGAGCCATCATAAATTCTTCTGATTATTTTTACTTTAAACATACGATGAGGGCTGAACCCATATTTTTAAGATTTAAAGATTATTTTTTGGATTCAAATTTACATTGATTTGATGTTTTTCAATTTCAATTTGTTCCTTTGCCCTTGCGATTTCATGCTGCCCGTCAAACTCTATACCTAAATTTACAATGCTTGAAATCCAGATATCTGGTTTGCAAAATTCAATGCTGTCATAAAAGGTGCTGTTGTAGCAATTCCACTTGCTATATTCCTCACTGTCTTGATGCACCTTTATATCAATTACGAGTTGACCGTCGACTTTAATTAAAAGTCTGCCTAATCCATTCAAGTAGCTACTGATATATTTATAAATAAATAATGTGATGTGCTTTCGATTTTCATCGATAAAACCAAAACAACTTTCCAATTTGTAGGTGGATTCATTTATTTCGCCCGTACTGGGCATAAGTTCAGGCAGTGCGAGTTCATCCCCACGCTGGTTGACTGGTAATTTGACGCGTTCGAAAATCCAATCATCATATTTCCACTCACCGTTTTGGTTGTTTATCCATGAACTCCAATGGTAAGTTTCTTTAATGATTTTTAAGGCTGATGGAATGACTTCTGATCTGAGAATTATCTCTTTGGTTTTTTCTATCCTCTCAAGATCATCACTGCTTTCAAGCCGCCATTTTTCAAGCATCCTGTTTTTTGAATCTTCGAGGTTTCGTTTCAATGCATTTTTTGATTTTTCTATTTCGTATAGAAAATCTTCCTCAGACTCGCGTGGCGAGTCTGTAACTGGGACCTCTGGAATTAATTCTTTCGTAATCTGATTAGGTGTATTTTTATCTTGAGGCCAGCCAAGTGCGCCATTGAGTACGTAACAGCCAATCAAACCAAAAAAAGCGGGCCAACCAAATACGATCAGGTTGAGTGTCAACTGCCCTTGCGCTGTTCCAAAGGTACCGCCATAAATAAGAAGTCCAAGCCACGACAGGCTAACTATCCAGACAATTCTAAGAAGTCTAGTTTTCATTTAGAGGTTATTGGTACGCATCACATTTCATTCTGACATGAAAATGATCGGCATGACAACTAAATTAGTGAAACCTAGAGGAAACACCGCTAACCTGAAGCGGGCCGGTATGGGTCGACCAAAAGGCGTCCCCAACAAGGCTACAAAGGCCTTAAAGGAGATGATTTTGGGAGCCCTGGATCAGGCGGGTGGTGAGGCGTATTTGCTTTCACAGGCCCAGATTAACCCGGTTGCCTTCATGACCCTGATTGGCAAAGTCTTGCCCTCTGAAATCCAGGCCCAACTGACCGGCGCATTGAGCGTACATGTCAACACTGGCATTGAAAGAACTTAGGTCGTTTGAGCCGTATAAACGTCGACCTCAATTACTACCCACGCTCCTGGCAGCGTGAGTGTCATGCCAATCGCAAGCGTTTTACTGTTTTGGCGTTGCACCGGAGAGCGGGTAAGACTGAGCTTGCCATCATGGAGCTACTGGATCATGCACTTAGATTCAATAAAGACCTGGGGATGTTCTTTTATGTGGCCCCGTTCCTCAAACAAGCCAAGGCTATTGCTTGGTCGCGCCTTAAGCAGCGCATTGAGCCTATGCGTCAACACGGTGTCGTGGATGTCAATGAAGCTGACCTGTCGTGTACGTTTAAGCACAACGGGGCAGTCATTCGCATATTTGGCGGTGATTTGCCTAACGCTATGCGCGGCGTACGGCTCGACGGGTGCGTAATTGATGAGGTGGCTCAGATTAAGCCAGAGGTGTGGACAGATATCTTGCAGCCAGCGCTATCTGACCGCTTAGGCTGGGCGTTGTTCATTGGTACGCCGTCAGGTATTAACCTGTTTTCTGAGCTGTATTTCAAGGCCAAAGAGTATGAAGACTGGTGGAGCAGCAGATACACGGTCTATGACACCAATTCAATTGATGAGGGTGAGGTGGTGCGTTTAAAGCGTGACATGAGCGACACATCCTTCTCCCGGGAGTATCTGTGCGACTTCAATGCATCTGGCGACGATCAACTAATTTCCTTGTCTGATGTCGAAGTGGCATGCACCAAGGTGCTTAAGGCCGATCAGATTAGCTTTGCGGCTAAAGTGATGGGTATCGACCCTGCTCGGTTTGGGGATGATCGATCAGTTATCTTTAACCGCCAAGGGTTACAAGCCTTTGATCCACATGTCTACCGGGGCATAGACAACATGGACTTGGCATCAAGGGCCGCGGCCATCATCAATGAGTGGCAGCCTGACGCGGTGTTTTGTGATGCGGGGAATGGTTCAGGGGTGATTGATAGGCTCAGACAACTGGGTTTTGACATCATTGAGGTGCACTTCGGGGGCAAGCCCAACAACATCAAATACCTCAACAAACGCGCTGAGATGTGGTTTGAGCTGAGGGAGTGGCTAAAGCTGGGTGCCTCCATTCCAAACAATATTGATCTCAAGCAAGACCTTGCAGCCCCAATCTACTGGTACGACAGTGCTGGGCGTGTCCAGCTTGAACCCAAAGACGATATTAAAAAGCGTGGTCTACCGAGTCCTGACTTGGGGGATGCGTTGGCAGTGACGTTTGCGCACCCTGTGTCTAAAGCATCGGAGCTGGAGCTTTACAAGCGCAACAGCAAAGAGAAGAGAACTCGAGAGTACGACCCGTTTGAGAGCATTCGATAATTTATTTATCTGTATTCTTGATTGAGTTGTCGACCAAGGTTGCAAGAAGAATTGCAACAAAGTAAAGCAGCACAAAAATACCCAAAGCAAGCCATTCAATGTTGCCAAATGTCGCCTTGTCCACTTTAAAGGCGATAAACACCAAGAGCAAAGGGCCAGCAATGAGGATGCGAATTAGGTTCATAAATTACCTTTTCTACCAATTCATTATAGGTACGCATGAGAGTGTGAACTGACCATAAAGTCACGACTAACCTTTAAAGGAGTGTGACTATGTGTGGAAGTGGTGCTGCTGCTGGTGCTTTGCTTGGCGTGTTGTTAGCCCCAGTCACAGGTGGTGCGTCTTTGGCACTGGCTGCAGCTGCTGGTGCCGCAGCGGGGGATGCCTTGATCGATCAACCCCAAAAGCGCTCCCAAGACGCATTGGACATGCAAAAAACCGCTGCTCAGCAAGCAACGGTACAGGCCACCAAGCAAGCAGACATGGCAGATCAAGCCAACAACCGAGCCAATGCCAAGTCTCCCGACGTTTCTGCGGCTCTTTCAGCCAATGCACAGGCCGTCAGGGGAGGGCAGTCCAGCACGATGCTGACAGGTCCAACGGGTGTTGATATGTCTCAACTCAATTTGGGCAAGAACACACTGCTTGGTTCTTAATGTCCGAATACACAGGGGACAACCAACCAAACGTGCGCGGATCAAACCGCGAGAAGATTTACACGCGTTGGGGTCAACTCAAAGCTGAGCGAGCCAGTTGGCTTGCCCACTGGAAAGAGATCAGCGACTACCTGTTGCCCAGGTCCGGGCGCTACTTCATCCAAGACAGAGACAAGGGTTGGCGACGCCACAACTCAATCTACGACTCGACCGGTACACGTTCACTGCGCATTCTTGCAGCCGGAATGATGTCTGGCATGACAAGCCCGGCGCGCCCTTGGTTTCGGCTAACGACAGCCATTCCCGAGATCGATAGCCAAGGGGATGTGAAGCTGTGGCTATCCCAATGCCAAAAGATCATGCTGGACATCTTTGCAAGGTCGAACACCTACCGGTCCTTGCATTCGATGTACGAGGAGATTGCAGCCTTTGGCACGGGAGCTTCCATCATCTTGCCCGATTTTGATAACGTGGTGCACCACTATCCGCTGACCACTGGCGAGTACTGCATCGCAACCAACTACAAGGGTGAGGTTGACACCTTGTACCGGGAGTTTCAAAAGACGGTTCACGAGGTCATTGCTGAGTTTGGGTATGAGAACTGCTCCAACTCCACCAAAAGCCTGTATGACCGCGGCTCACTAGACGCTTGGATCACCATAGTTCACGCCATTGAGCCCAGAAGTGCCAGGGACCCTTCAAAGTCCGACTCCAAGAACATGGCTTGGAAGTCTTGCTACTTCGAGCTAAATGGTGAGCGCAGCCAATACCTGCGCGAGTCTGGGTTTAAGAAGTTCCCAGCCGTATGTCCAAGGTGGGCTACTACGGGTGGGGACATCTACGGCAATTCGCCCGGCATGGAAGCACTGGGGGACATAAAGCAGCTGCAGCATGAGCAGTTGCGCAAAGCTCAGGCCATTGACTTTAAGACCAAGCCACCACTTCAAGTGCCAACCAGCATGAAAAACAGGGATGTCGAGACATTACCTGGGGGTATCAGCTTTGTTGACATGAACTCACCAAGCGGGGGCATCAAAACAGCCTTTGAGGTCAATCTTGACCTGTCCCACTTGCTGGCTGACATTGGGGATGTGCGCGAGCGCATAAGAGGGAGCTTTTATGCTGACCTTTTCCTGATGCTGGCAAACCAAACCAACTCCAACATGACCGCCACTGAGGTAGCAGAGCGCCATGAGGAAAAGCTATTGATGCTGGGCCCCGTGCTAGAGCGCCTTCAAAATGAGCTGCTCGACCCGTTGATTGAGATAACTTTTGATCACATGATGGAGGCAGGCATCGTCCCACCCCCTCCACAGGTGCTCCAAGGCGTTAATTTGAACGTCGAATACGTCAGCATGCTGGCCCAGGCTCAACGAGCTGTAGGGACTAACTCCATTGATCGCTTCATGGGCACATTGGGCCAAGTCGCCCAATTCAAGCCAGAGGTGCTGGATAAGGTGAATACCGACAAGTGGGCCGATCAATATGCAGACTTGCTGGGCGTGGACCCGGAACTCATGGTCCAAGAGGACCAAGTGGCCGCAATACGCCAGCAGCGCGCAAAAGCTCAACAGCAAGCCGCTCAGTTGGAGCAATTGAACCAAGCATCCACGGCTGCAAAGAACCTGGGTCAAACACCCACGGGCAGTCAGAACGCTCTGACAGATGTGATGAACATGTTCTCTGGCTACAACTCGCCATCACCTAGTCAGTTGTAACCATTAGTATTTGAAGTTTGCGTTAATCATTTCTTGTGTAGATTTAACTAAATCGCGGGCTTCAAAAATATATCGCGTGGTTTCGTTATCTTTGGAGAATTTAGATAGAGCCTCTATGCTACTTACCCGCATAGACAATTCTTTGAATAATTGAGATTGACGTACTTGCAACAGCTTTTTTGCTTTAGTGATCTGAGCAGGAGAAGAAATCAATTCAAAAAGCATTTGCTGTATTTGCATATTAGTAAGCATAGGGGAGACAGCCTGTAAATGATCATTTATTAAAGCTTGCAAATCGTGAGTGTCCTGTCTAGTACTGATGAAATTAGTCGAGTTCAGAGCAAGTATTCTTTCATTGCTTGTAATTATTTGATTTTGTAAAAAGTCAATCTTCTTTTGGTGTAGTTCGATGGCATCAGCCCACTTTTGGGCAAAGACATTAGCACTGATGCATGACAATAAAACCGCAATGAAAGTGATTGATTTAAATTTCATTTGCATCTTTCATAAATTAAGGAGTTCTAACAACACGGATACCTAGGTACTGAAACCCCTCTTTTGCGGAACTATAGAATCGAAATGCACTTCGCAACCCATCTGGGTGTGAGCCCCATTCGCCGCCACGCATTACCCTTTTTGTAGAGCAGTTTCCAGCTATCCAAGCGCTACCGTCATTCGGGGCACCGTTATAGTTTTCATTCCAGCAATCTTGTGTCCATTCCCATACGTTGCCAAACATGTCGTATAGACCAAACTGATTGGGTTTCTTTAGACCAACCATTTGCGATTTATTTTCTGAAATTGAATCATACCAAGCATATTCTCTAGTTTGTTTTTTATCCTCTCCCCAAAAATAGGTTGTTGTTGTTCCAGCACGTGCTGCGTATTCCCATTCGGCTTCTGTTGGTAGTCTGTAGTTCTTGCCAGTTTTTTGGCTGATTTTTTGTGCAAATAAACCTGCTTCATCCCACGATATATTTTCAACAGGCAGTTTCCGTCCTTTATTTACACTCGGGTTATATCCCATCACTTCATACCACTGCTCCTGAGTAACTTCATACTTACCTATTGCAAACGCCTTAATCTGAACACGATGTTGGGGTTTTTCAAATTCGGTAGCTTCGTTGGTAAATGGGTCCGATCCCATCAAAAAAGTGCCAGCAGGAATATTCATCATTTCGGGGCACTCTTCGCAGTCTTTAAAAGCTGCTTGAAGCTTTGGCGCACAGGCCATCTGTGTAACGCATAGCCACCCAAGAAATATTACTGAGCAATATTGATACAGCCTCATTATTTTTCCCCAGGTAATGGTGGTACGCATGATAAGCCAATCGTCCCTTAAATTAAACCATGAACAGTTTCGATCCTCTCGATTTACGCGGTCAGGAGAAGGCTGTCGCTGATAACAGCGATCGCAACAAGCTGACGCTCTTAACGGAGCAAGAGGATTTCAAGTGGCTGATGGGCAACAAGCGCGGCAGACGAATCGTTTGGCGACTGCTTGAGCGCACAGGGGTGTATCGAAGTAGCTTTACAGGCAACTCCGAAACATTCTTTCGCGAAGGGATGAGAAATGTGGGGCTGGCTCTTTTGGACCAAGTCCACACCATCACACCTGACCAATTTGCCGTGATGTTGAAGGAACAAAAGGAATTTAAAGATGACAGATAACGCGCTAATGATGGACGCCACAAACACCACTGACGGCCCCGTTCAAGCGAGCGCTGCGCCAGTAGAAGCGGTTTCCTCCGCAACTGCAAACGCAGCACCACAACAGCAATCTACCCAAGGTAGCGACTCTGCTGCTGCGACAAACCCCGCAGCAGCAGAGCAGTCCGAGGGCGCTCAGAAGGCTGACTCTGCTAAGCAGACAGCGCCTGTGAGTTATGAGTTCAAAGCACCCGATGGCGTCGTTATTGACGACACCACCATCAGCGCTTTCTCTGACGTCGCCAAAGAACTGAATCTACCCCAGGCTGATGCGCAAAAGTTAATCGACAAAGTTGGGCCAGTTATGGCTAAGCAACAAACCGAAGCTCTTAATCAACTGAACACTTCATGGCTTGAAGGCGTACAGGCTGATAAAGAAATAGGTGGAGCAAAACTTCAAGAGAACTTAGCAGTTGCCAAAAAAGCGATGGAACGTTTTGGCACACCTGCACTGCGCGAGCTGTTGAACGAGTCCCGCTTGGGAAACAACCCGGAAGTTATCCGGTTTATGTACCGAGCAGGTAAAGCAATCAGTGAGGATAAGTTTGTGGCCGGAGGCCCAGCAAGTCCCAGTGGAATGAGAGACCCAGCTAAGTTTCTCTATCCGAACCAAACCACCTAAAGGATTTATAAATGGCTACCTTATCCACCTCAGCCCTAACCCTTGCGGACTGGGCAAAGCGCATCGACCCCGAAGGTCGTGTTCCCGTTGTTGCAGAACTCTTGTCTCAATCAAACGAGATTCTTGAAGACTGTATGTTCATGGAAGGCAATTTGCCCACCGGTCACCGCGTTGTGATCCGCACGGGCTTGCCAACTGTGTACTGGCGTGCCATCAACCAAGGCATCCCAACCACCAAGTCCACCACCGCACAGGTCGATGAGTCTTGCGGAATGCTCGAAGCCTACTCCGAGGTTGACAAAGACTTGGCTGAACTGAACGGCAACACTGCACAGTTCCGACTGTCTGAGGACACCGCCTTCTTGGAGTCGATGAACCAGACGCAAGCTCAGACCTTGTTCTATGGCAACCCCGGTACGGACCCCAAGCAGTTCCTGGGTCTGGCTACGCGCTATAGCTCGACCTCAGCAGGTAACGGCCAAAACGTGATTTCTGCGGGTGGCTCGGGCTCAGACAACGCATCCATCTACCTCGTGGTCTGGGGTGACAACACCGTCTTCTGTCCTTTTCCCAAGGGCTCAAAAGCCGGTTTGATTCACGAGGACCTGGGTCTGAACACGGTGTGGGACTCCACCGGTGCACGCTACCAAGCCTACCGCACCCACTATCAGTGGAAGAACGGCCTAGTCGTTAAAGACTGGCGCTACGTTGTGCGCATTGCAAACGTTGACATCTCTGATTTGGTTGGACAAACCGGCACCCAAGCTGCGTCTGCTGCAACCAATATCGTGAAATTGATGGCGCGCGCTCTGTACCGCATTCCCAATATGGCAATGGGTCGTCCAGCCTTCTACATGAACCGCACCGTTCACAGTGGTTTGGCTTTGGCAGCACTCGACAAGAGCCAGTACGTCTTGAAGATCAACGAAGGTTTGACCCAGTTCGGTTCACCTAGCAGCTACCTGTCCTTCTTGGGCGTACCGCTGCGTCGTGTGGATCAACTCCTCAACACTGAAGCCGTCGTGTCTTAAACCATTTTTAAGGAAAACCAATCATGATTACCGATGCATTCTTGCGTCTAAGCGACGCTCAACTGCTGACCACTACAGCAGTCTCCACCAACACCATTGATTTGGGCGTTGCCCGTGACATTGGTGCCGGTGAAGACATCTACATGTACTTCACGGTCCCGGTCGCACTGGCTGGTGGCACGAGCGTGACCTTTCAAGCCATCACCTCTGCTGCCGCGGCTTTGACCTCACCAACCATCGTGGGCTCAAGCAACGCAGTTGTGACCGCTTCCTTGGTGGCTGGTTACAAGACAGCCATTCGCATCAACCCTTCGTTGTTTGCAAACGGTCAGCGCTATCTTGGGGCGCAGTACACCATCTCCGGCACCTACAGCTCCGGTTCGGTTACTGCTGACATCGTCCACGACATCGCTGACTTCAAGACCTACGCCTCTGGCTTTAGCGTGACTTGATAGGAGAAACATATGGCGCAGTACAAAGTTTTGCAAAAGAGTTTCATCAACAACAACATCGTTGAGGAAGGGGAAATCGTCGAGTACGAGGGTAAACCCGGAACCAACCTTGAGTTGTTGAAGTCAAAACGCTCATCGAAACCCGATGCGTCAGATGAGGCCTCACCTTATCAAAAGACCGAGAGCTAAAAGCTCCAGGTTTTATTGAAGGTAATGCGGGGGGCCACGCGCTCCCCGCTTTTTCTTTTGAAGGACAACTATGGCGTCTGAAGTTGATATCTGTAACTTGGCTCTGGGGCATCTTGGGGATACGGCTACGGTGTCATCGATCAACCCACCGGAAGGTTCAGTCCAGGCAGAACATTGCCAACGCTTTTATTACCCTGCGCGGGATGTCCTTCTTGAAATGCACCCCTGGGGCTTTGCTACCAAGCGCGTGACGCTTGCACTCCTCAGTACAACATGGACCGAATGGCAATATGCCTACGCAGTCCCATCGGATGCCATCAATTTGATGGCTGTCATGCCACCAGACGCAACATCGGACTACAGCGTTGGTATTAATTACATGTTCAGCCAGACGGGCTTGCCAATGGTCGCAGGGGGTGTCTATCAGCCACAGCCGTACTCTTGGGAAATCCAAGCCGATGGCTCACAGATCATCTATACCAACCAAGCCAACGCTGTGCTTCGGTATGGCGCACAAATCACAGACACAACCCAGTTCTCCCCCCTCTTTGTGATCAGCCTGAGCTATTTGCTTGCAAGCTACCTAGCTGGTCCCGTCATCAAAGGTGAAGTCGGCGCAGCAGAGGCTAAGCGGTGCCTGGGTCTGTTTCAAGCCACCTTTGGTAAAGCCACAGCCAGTGATGCGAGCCAGCGCCGAAACACCATTAGCCAAAACGTCGGATGGATATCGGGTCGCTAAATGGGTAACGTTCGCTCTCTTCAACGCTCATTCAATGGAGGTGAACTCTCGGGCGAGATGTTCGGCCAAGTCACTGACGGCAAAGTGCAGTCTGGCCTTGCAACATGCAGAAACTTTATCGTTCTCCCCCACGGCCCCGTCACCAACCGTCCGGGCACAACGTTTGTAAGGGCAGTAAAAGACAGCACAAAAAGAACACGACTGATTCCATTTAGCTACAGCACCACCCAAACAATGATGATTGAGTTGGGTGTGGGTTACTTTAGGTTTCATACCAATGGTGCAACCCTGTTCTCTGGCGGCTCGCCATATGAGATCAGCAATTCCTATGCTGAGACCGATCTGTTTGACATCCATTATGTGCAGTCTGCCGATGTGCTCACGCTCGTGCACCCAAACTACCCGCCCGCAGAGCTTAAGCGTCTGGGTGCTACCAATTGGACGCTTACCAACATCAGCTTTGTCTCTGCATTGATGGCCCCAACGGGAGTGGCTGCCACTGCAAGTGGTGGCACTACGTACACCTATAAATATGTGGTGACCGCCGTGGGCACCAATGGGATTGATGAGTCACTTGCGTCTTCTGTTGCAACCACAACGGGTAATTTGCTCACCACAGGGGCCTACAACACGGTCACTTGGAGCGCGGCTACCGGCGCACAACGCTACAACATCTATAAATTCAGCGGTGGCCTGTATGGTTACATAGGACAGACAGATGCATTGACCTTCACCGATGACAACATCACAGCAGCACTCAGCAAAACACCACCCATCTCCAACAACCCGTTTTCCAGCACAAATAACTACCCTGGTGCAGTGTCCTATTTTGAGCAGCGCAGGTGCTTTGCTGGAACTACCAGCGCACCTCAGAACCTGTGGATGACCAAATCAGGCACTGAGTCCAATTTGCAGTACTCGCTGCCCACAAGAGACGATGACGCGATTAGCTTCCGAGTAGCTGCGCGCGAGGCCAACACTGTTCGCCACATCGTACCGCTCACTAACCTCGTACTGCTCACAAGTTCAGCAGAATGGCGCGTCACATCTTTGAACTCGGATGCCATTACCCCAACCACAGTCTCAGTTCGTCCGCAGTCCTACATCGGAGCAGCCAACACGCAGCCCGTGATCATCAATAACAACTTGATCTATGCCGCAGCACGCGGGGGGCATGTGCGTGAGCTGGCCTACAACTGGCAAGCCAGTGGCTACGTGACAGGTGACTTGTCACTTCGAGCGCCGCACCTGTTTGATAACTTGACGATTGTGGATATGGCTTATGGCAAGTCCCCCCAACCCCTGGTCTGGGCAGTGTCAAGCAACGGAAACTTGCTGGGCCTGACCTATGTGCCAGAGCAGCAAGTTGGTGCTTGGCATCGTCACGATACAGACGGGGTGTTTGAGTCCTGCGCCGTGGTGGCAGAAGGCAACGAGGACTATCTGTACGTGATCGTCAAGCGCACCATCAATGGTTCAAGTGTGCGGTATGTCGAGCGCCTAGCCTCGCGACAGTGGGCGTCCCAAGCGGATGCGTTTTATGTGGACTGCGGAGCCACCTTTAATGGTCTCAACACCTCTGCAACCACCGTTACCGTAACGGGCGGCACCAGCTGGGTCAGTGGGGAGACCGTGACCATAACGGCTTCTACGGCACTGTTTGCCTATTCCGCACAAACTGATGTCAATGACGCCATTGTGTTTGTTGACTCTGCTGGTGTGAACTACACCCTCACCATTTTGGCAACCACCAGCACCACGGTCGCAACCGCAAGGCTCTCGAGCACCTTGCCAGCCGCTTACCGTGCAACTGCAACCTCTAACTACTCCTTCGCCCGGGATTCTGTCTCTGGTCTGAGCTGGTTAGAGGGTAAAACGGTCAATGTACTCACGGACGGCGCTGTGCATCGCCAAGTCACGGTCACAAGCGGGGCCATACAGCTAGATTACGCTGCTCGGAAAATTCATATCGGCCTGCCAATCACCGCAGATATTCAGACCATGCCCTGGTCGTCGCAAATTGACGCGGGGTATGGGCAGGGTAGAACCAAGAACGTAGACAAGGTGTGGCTGCGGGTTAGCAACTCGGGCTCTGTCTTTGTAGGGCCAGACGCAGATAACCTGACTGAGGCCAAACAACGCACAACCGAGGTCTACGGCACACCACCAGCCCTTGTGACCAAAGAAATATTGGTCGTGATTACACCAAGCCAATATGAATTAGGCCAAGTCTTTATCCGTCAAAGTAACCCACTGCCCATCACATTGGTGTCAATGACGATGGAGGTGTCCATTGGCTCTTGAGATTCGTGCAGCTCAAGATAACGACACAAGACAGCTCATCGTGCTTGCAGCATTGATGACGAAAGAGTCCCCGCGGTTCGGACAGCATGAATTTTCAGTAGAAAAGGCGAACTCCTTTATCAACACCTTGATTCAACACGGTGGTCTTTTTGTGGCCGCAAAGGGCGAGCAGATCGTTGGATTTTTTGCAGGCTTTGTGGTTGAGCATTTCTTGAGCAACCTGTCCTATGCAAGTGATGCAGGTGTTTATGTCCTGCCCGAGCACCGCGGTGGGAGTGCTTTTCTCCGATTGGTTAAAGCCTTTGAAGCCTGGGCGTATGAGCGCGGTGCACACGAGATTCAGTTGGGCACATCTACCGGTGTTCACCCTGAAAAAACGGTACGCATGTATCAAAGATTGGGCTACACAATGAATTCCTACGGCTTACTGAAGGCGAGGGAATAGCTTTATGTGCACAGGTGCGGAAATTGGATTGGCTTCAATTGGAGTACAGGCATTTGGCGCACTCAGTGGTGCTAATGCTGCACAAAACAACGCCACCTCGAACCAAATTCAGCTCAATTTCCAAGCTGATATGGCAAAGATCAACGCGCGTCTAAATGAAAGTAATGCGCAAGCAACCCTCCTAGCCGGGCAGCGTCAAGAGCAAAACATCGGTCTCAAGGCGGCATCCATGAAAAGCTCCCAAATCGCCCACATGGCTGCGGGAAACATTGATCTCGGGTCCGATACAGCCATCAACATAGTCACAACAACGGATGTGATGAGCGAGATCGATCGCCAGACCGCAGCATCAAACGCTGTGCGCAGTGCATGGGGATACAGAACCAATGCAGCCAACAATGAGGCTGAAGCTGCCATGAAGCGAGCCAGCGCAGCCGCAATCAACCCCGCAGACGCATACACCTCTTCGCTTTTAGGTAGCGCAGCAACCGTTGCTGGCTCTTGGTACGCGCAAAGCAAAGGGATTGGCTGGGCTTCTACCGCAAAGGCTGGCTCCTGATGCCCCAAGTGCCTACTTACGACACTTTTCAAGTCGCACCAACGGTCAATCCAGAAGCGCGGGTAGTTGCGCCTGAGTACCAAGACTTTGCCAGCCAACAGCAATCCAAGACGGGAGCGGCCTTACTGAGCGCAGGGTCAGTGGGTTCACGAATTGCAGCCGACATGCAAAACACTGCCAACGCAGTGCGCGTGGATGATGCCGTCAATCAGACCAAAGAGGCCGCACTCGCGCTCACCTACGACAAAGATAACGGCTTTACAACCATCAAAGGCCAAGCCGCTTTGGACCGTGCAAGCGGTCAACCCCTGGCAGTTGAATACAAAAATAAGCTCACCCAGCGGATTTCAGAACTCTCGGAAAAGCTCGGCAACGATGCCCAGCGACAAGCATTTGCGATGAAAGCCAATGACTTGGTAACAAATTTCTACGGCACTGCCACTGCCCATGAGACCAAGGAGGTCACCGACTACACCCTGAGCGTTCAAGACGGGAAGCTAAGGAACGCCAGCAATGCAATTGTGCTCGACCCATTAAATGCGGCCAGTGTGCGCAGCAATATTGAAGATATCAATAGTGCCGTCTACACAGTCGGAAAAACCAAAGGCCTGAGCGCAGAACAAATCACCGCTGCACAACGAGAAGCCCTGAGCCAAACTCACATGAATGTGGTCAAGTCCATGCTCGAGAAAGAAGACCCCGACGGTGCATCTGTCTACTTCAAGGAGTACAGCAAACAGATGTCTGGCGTCCAGGTGGCTGATGCCCAAAAGATGCTCAATCAGGCAGATAACGCCAAAGTTGCCATCACCACATCCAACCAGCTTTGGAACACCTTGGGTCCAAAGTTCTATAACGATCCCGTTGACATCTACAAGATGGAACAAAAGGCCCGCGAGATGTACCCCGATAGCCCAACCAAGTCGGCTGCGATCATCACGGAGTTGCGTAATCGCAAAGCCGCCTTTGATTCAAGTGAGTCAGAGTTTGTGTCCGCTAACGTCAACTCAGTTGGCAAACTGATGCTGTTGGGCAAAACCATCAACCAAATCAAAGCGAGCCCAGAGTTCAATGCGTTGCCCGGGGCTAAACAAAACGAACTCAGCAACTTTATCAACGACCGCAGCCATATGTTGTGGGCCAGAAGCGGTGAGGACCTAATAAGGCTTGAGCGGGAGACGGCACGCAAGAACATTGCGGCGTATTTTGAATATACCGACCCCAACAAGATCGTCAGCATGAAGCGCGATGAGGTCGCCGCCTTGTTTCCGAAGCTTGGAATCGAGCACACGGCAAATCTCTTGCAACGCTGGGACACCCTACAAAACAAAGATGCGCTGTTGACTTCAAAGATGGATGCCGAGCAATTTAATGCCCTTGCCAACCAATTTAATCTGAACCCATTCGAGCCCAAAAAGAGCGAATCTCAAAAGGCTGAGTTGGGAACCTTGCACAACAACATCAATGGTTTGCTGGAGCAAGCAGCCAAAGAAAAGCGTCAACCCCTCACGCGGGAAGAAAAAGAAAACATCATGCGTAAAGAAATGGCCAAGACTGTGACGGTCGGCGGCATGATGCCTTTTGGTTTATCTGATTCGTCTAAACCAATTGCCCAACTCAGTGACGAGGAACGCAAAAAAGTTATTGTTCCCTCAGCTGCACGCCAAGAAATCTCGGCCAAGATGGCTGAGCGCTACAAGAGCACACAAGACCCCATGTTTGCGCCAACAGAAGACAACCTGCGCAATTGGTACTTATTGGGGCTGCGTAAGTAATGGCAGATTACGACAAGCTGATGGACAGTGCTGTGAGCACAAACGGTTCAAGCACACTGCCCAATCTAAATGACACCTTTGGCTCTTCAATGGATATGTATATCCAGCGAAAGAACCAATCGTTTCTTGGCCAAGTAAACCTTGCTGTTGATATCAACCCGGATAAATTTAACGAGCAACGCAAAGTAGCTAAGCAACTCGATACCGTACCTGCTGCGGTAGAGGCCCTACCTGAGGACACCAGCCGAGCGGCCAAAGTACAAACGCTTGCAACCAATACAACGAATGCACCGGTATTGCGTCAGCAGTACACGGACGCAGACTTTGCCAAGCTCGCGCATGACGACTCGTTTTCTCTATCGGGGATGGAGAAGGTGGTCTCTGATGTCACCAAGTACTTTATGGGCGTTGGTCCCGGTCAGGGCTTTATCGGAACTATCAAGGCTGCACCCTTTGTTGCTGCAGAGTCCTTTTCAGGTGTTAAGCGTGCAGCCTTTGATCTAGTTGAACCCTTTGCCCGTGTGTTGGTGGGACCGGACAACATCTTTGGCAACCTCTCCAAATACAACGCCCAAAAGGCGCAAGAATTTAACGCGCAAGCTAAATCCATTACGCAACCAGAGCAGGGCATCGTCTCTGGTGGCTTGCAGTCTGGTGGCCAGTCGTTTATACAAAGCTCCAAGTATTTGCCTCTTGCTTTATATGGTGGCCCCATCGGTGGCTCGATTGCACTGGCTGGTATGTCGATGGAGACATTTGGTCAAAGCTATAACAAAGCGGCAGATAAGAATCTTCCCTTGTTTCAGACCTTGGCCTACGCAGCCAGTGACGCCACCATCGAGTGGGCAACTGAGAAAGGGCCATTAGGTTCTTTGGTTCAAAAC